CAGCCGGTGGCAGTCGGGCTATGAGTTCCGGCGCTACACGACCTCGACGGCGCTGATGCACGGCAACGGGCTCGCGCTGATCCGCCGCGGCTCGGATGGCTCGGTCGCCGAGCTTCAGCCGGTGCCCGCGGACGCCATGAGCGCCGAAATCCGCGACGATGGTGTCGAGTACCGCGTCGGCCAGACGGTGCTCGCGCAGGATCAGATCCTGCACATCGGCTGCTATCCGGATCACCTAAACCCGTGCTGGTATCGGTCGCCGCTCGAAGCGGCCCGATGGACGATGCAGCTCGCGGCCGACGAATCTGCCGCCCATGCGTCGCTCGTCAAGACGGGCAGTATGGGCAAGGTCGCCATCACGCACCCCGGCGCAATGAGCGACCAGACGGTGCAGGCCATCCGGGACGCCTGGATGAACATGCACGCCACGGCCGACGGCGCGTCGCGCCCGCTCATCCTGCGCGAGGGCATGAAGGCCGAGAAGATCAGCGCCGAGACGTCGGGCACCATGCTCGAATCGCGCCGATTCTCGGTGCAGGAAATCGCCCGCGCCTTTGGCGTCCCGCCGGAAATGCTGTTCCAGCAGGGCGGCGGTGCGCTTTCAAGCCAGGCTGAAACGGCCCGCGCATACGCCGACGGAGCCATTGCCGCATGGGCGAGCGCGTGGGAGTCGGAGCTCACGCGCAAGCTGTGCGGTCCCGGCGAGACGGTCCGCATCGACACCACCCCGATCACGCGGGGCAACCTCCGCGACCAGGGGATGGCGTTCTCGAAGCTGGTGCTCGCAGGCGTGATGAGTCCCAACGACGCAAGGCATTACCTCGGGCTGCCTCCCGTCGAAGGGCTTGACACGCCAGCGGTCACGATGCCGGGCGGCGCGTCGGCCGCCACCGGGCCTGACAACGAGGAGGCCGAGGATGCTTGAGGTCCGCACGACGAGCTTCGAGCGCCAGGGCAACCGGATCGCCGGTTACGCCGCGGTGTACGACGCACCGAGCCACCCGCTGGTCGTTCGTAGCGTCAACGGCGGCAAGCCGTTCACCGAGCGCGTCGCCCGTGGCGCATTCGACCGGAGCCTCGCGGGGAACATCTCGCTGCTGGTCGGCCATGACCGGCGCGAGCTGCTCGCAAACACCAAGAGCCAGCGCCTGAAGCTCGCGAGTGACACCCGCGGGCTGGCGTTCGACGTCGAGCTGCCCGACACGCAGCGGGCGAAGGACGTCTATGCGCTGGTCGATTCGGGCGTCCTGTCCGAAATGTCGTTCGGTTTCATCGTTCGCTCGGACGCCTGGAAGGGCACCGAGCGCACCCTCGTAGACGTTGATCTACGCGAGGTGTCCATTGTCGAATCCGGCGCGTACCCGCAGACGGCCGCCGAAGCTCGCACCTACAGCCGGGCGCTTGCCCGGCTTCGTCTGCGGTACCGGAGCATCACGCTATGAAGCAGGCAGAAATCATCGAGCGCCGCAAGGCGATTGAGGCGGAAGTGAACGGCATTCTCGCGAATGACGAGATCAACGCCGAGCAGGAAGCCCGTGCGACCGAGCTGATGGACGAGCTCAAGGAGCTCAACCAGAAGCGGTCCGCGGCCGAGCTGCGCGAGAAGTTCGCGAGCCACACCGTGCTGGCAAAGGTCGGCAAGGAGAACCGCGAGAAGGCCGAGGACTGGCGTTCCTCGACCGAGTACCGCGAGCAGTTCCTCGGCTACCTGAAGGGCGGCCGTGCACCGGAACAGCGCGAAATCATCTCGACCGCTTCGAGCAGCATCCTAATCCCGAAGCTGTACGAGGACGGCATCCTGAAGTACCTCGACGCGAACACGGTCGTCCGCAACCTCGCGGACATCCGCACCGGCGTCCAGGGCTACCCGACGCTGCGCTACAACAACCTCGAAACGGCCGGTTACACCTCGGCCTGGACGCAGCCTGACACGGGCACCACGGCGCGGACCTCGATCGACCCCGGTTTCACCGAGGTGCCGATCGCGCCCGTTCCGTGCATCCCGTTCACGCAGGTGAGCCAGCAGCTGATCCGGCAGGCCAATTTCGACATCGAGGCCGAGGTGATGGACACGCTCCAGCGCCAGCTCTCGAAGAACCTCGAATGGGGCTATGTCGGCGGCTCGGGCACGAACGCGCCTACGGGCATCTTCACCGTCAACGCCAACGTTCATATCACGACGGCGACCTCGACGGGCACGACCCGCGCCTTGGCTATCACGGCCGGTGCAACGGTCGCGAAGCTGTCCGAAATGCGCTACTCGAAGCTCCCGGCTGCGTACTGGGGCTCGGCGGCGTGGATTCTCCCGCAGGACGTCTACGCGACCATCGCGGGCATCGTGGTAAACGGCGTTCCGATCTTCGTTCCGTCGGCTGACGCGGCGCTCGTCGGCGCGGCTCCGTTCACGCTCATGGGCCTCCCGGTGTACGTCACCGAGTACCTCCCGGCGCACGTCGCGACGGCAACCACCGGCAAGAACACGATCGCGGTCCTCGGCAACATCCGCGACGGATTCTCCGTGCGCGAGTGGGGCGGTATCGGGATGATTCGAGATGAAATCACCGCGGCCAGCTCGGCGCGCGTCATCTTCCAGGGCATGGCGGTCGCGAACTCGGCCTTCACCCGCGTGAAGTCGCTCGTGCAGCTCCAGGTCACCAACGCCTGACGGTTCTTCTCCTCCCATCGGCAGGGGCGTCGGGCTGCACCCCCGACGCCCCTGCTTGAAGGAGCCCGATGCCCCTGGACCTCGCCAAGTTCCGCGCCTGGGCTCGCATCCCTCACACCGAGGACGATCCCGCCATCGACATCGCCTGGGCGGCTGCCGTGCGCGAGCTTGAGGAGCGCACCGGCTGGGTGGTCGATCCGGTCAGCCGGACGCAGTACGTCGGCGTCGAGCCAACGAACACGGAGAAGCTTGTACTTCTCTCCCGGCAGCCGGCGACGGCTGCGACGTGCGTCGATGACAATTCGGCCACGATCAACCTGACGCTGGTCACCATCAACGGGCTCCAGTACGCGAGCCTGGACGAGGACGACCTGTCCTACCCGCTGGTCCTGACCGTGAGCTGCGGCAGCAACACACTCAACCCGCTGCTCGAAATGGCGCTGCTCCAGCGTGTGACGCAACACGTTGCAAGCCGCGGCGACGATACGGTAACCCTGTCGAGTGATTACTGGGATCGCATCTCGGGCATGATGGGGAAGGGGATCGGCTGATGGCCCACGTCCCGTCCGGAATGTTGCGCTACGCCATGACGGTGCAGAATCGCAGCGTCACGACGGATTCCCTCGGCCAGGCGGCAGAGACTTGGACGGACATCGCCGTCATTTCCTGCCATGCCGAGCAGATGCGGACCGCAGACGCATTCGGGGACGGTGGCCCCGAGATCCGCACCGACTGGCGCATCCTCGCCGCCTGGCATCCCGACGTTACGACCCGCAGCCGGCTGAAGTGGGTGGACCGCGGCACGACGCGCTATTTCAACCTTCGAGGCTGTTGGGACCGCGACGGCCGCCAGCGCCGCCTCGAGATCGAAGCCACCGAGGTGCTGCCATGATCCGCGGCCCATCCGCCGGGGCCCGCCTCGGCACCAAGGTGAAGATCACGGTCAACAAGGTCCAGGCCGCCAGGCTGCTCGAGCGCCTGCCCGCCCGCATCGCCGAGAACGTGCGCCGGCGGGCCATCCGGACGGCGACGAAGCCGTACGTCAAGACCCTCGCGACCGTGTGGCGCACGGCCAACTACGACGGAACGGGCATCCACCGTCGCGCCATCGCCTCGGCCGTCAAGCTCGACGGTCCGAGGCGCATGGGCGCGGGGCCTGGCGCTCGGCTCATGTTCGAGATCGGCGTCGATTACGCGGCCAAGCGGGCCCGCCATCGGCAGAAGATTTGGCACCTGCTCGAGGGCGGTTTCCGGCACAAAGCCAGCGGCAAGCGCGTTCCGGGCTCGTACCGCTCGCTCCGGTGGGCCCGCCGATCGGCGCAGGCCATGTTTGAAGCGGTGGCTGATCAGATCATCATTGAAGCTCGAAAGGCGCTGGCATGAGCTACTACGACGCGCTTACGTCGTTCGTGGACTACGCCAGCGCTGCTTGTGCCTCGGCGGTTCCTGTCCCGCCGCTCAATGCGTCCATGCGTGTGGCCGGAACGCCGACGCCTGTCGCCGTGTACGACTGCACCTGTACGCCCGTGCAGCACCATCCAGGCACGTTCTCGGGGCATTGGGCAGTTGAGGCCACCATCACGGTCATCGGCGACAACCTCCTCGAAATCGTAGATATCGCCAATTACATCGGCTTGTACTTCAGCGCGAACCCCAATTTCACGCCGACCACGCCGTCAAGCTCATGCCGCATCGGCGTCGAGACAATCAGCTTCGCAACCGGTGCCGAGTCGCCCGACGATGGGCAGCAGGACGCCGAAAGGACCATCACCATCTCGCTCACCATGCAAGTGAGGCAAGGCTAAACCATGGCAACGATCATTGGATTCGGCGGATCTGGAACGCTCAATTTCAACGGCGGAGGCGCGACGACGTTTCCCGTGCGGAACGTGTCCGTGTCGTTTGAGCGCGCATCGCTCGACGTCACAACCATTACAGACTTCCGAGAGAAGCGGGCACCAGGCCGCATTCGCAGGACGGCGACGTTTGAGATGCTCGCCCAAGACGGCTCGACCGACAACAGCCTTCGGACGCACATCTACCCGACCAGCCTGGCAGATGCTGTCAACCGAAGCGTCGTGTTGATCTACCAAGATCAGGGGTTGGTCAGCTACACGATCACGGGTCACATTACGAGTGCGTCGCGCACCGATGATGGAACGGGCCCTGGCATTTGGTCCCTGTCCATGGACGAAGCCTGATGCCGCGGGACCTGACCCATCTCTTCGCCAAGACGCGGCGCGTCGAGCACCCCGAGCTCGGCGTCGTGATGGTCCGCGAGGCCACCATGGAGGACTACCTCCGGGCAGGCGCGGATCGGTGGTGGTTCGCGTCGAATCTGCAATGCGAAGACGGCTCGGCGTTCGTGGCCGACGCCAGCGACCTCGGCCGGCTGCGGGCGGAACTGTCCGACTGGCTGCTCTCGGAGGTCACGAAGAAGCGCCCTACTCCGCCGCCGAACGGCGGCGCTGGCGCAACGGAGACGAGGCCACCCGAATGACGATGCCGGGCAACATCGCCGCGACTGAGTTCACCACGCTCGAGCGTTGCGAGTGGCTGCTTTCCTGCATCGCCTGCACCGTGACGCGCAAGCCTGCCCACGAACTTCTCCCATGGGTCCGAAGCGGCATCCAGGAGCTCGGGAGGTCGCTCAATGGCTAAGGAGATGAAAGCCGTCATCCGGGCCGAGGTGGACCCGTCGGGCGTCGTGCGCGGCGTCAACG